CATTATTTTATTTTTGCAGACCAAGACACAACTCTTTACGAGGCATCTTCAAGTTTAAATGCAGGTCTTGATGAGATATTAGAAATTAGAAAAGATGTAAGTGATACAGGCACTACTGTAGATGTTTCAAGAATAGCTATACAATTTCCGTTGTCTTATATTTCAAGTTCAATAGTATCTGGTTTAATACCAAAACCAAATACTGTATCAGGTTCAAGATATTTTTTAAATTTATTCGATGCAAAACCAACTGCATTAGCAACATCACAAAGTTTATATGCTTATCCTCTCAATAGAAGTTGGATAGAGGGAGATGGTCGTGCAGATGCCAATCCTATAATCACGGAGGGATGTAGTTGGACTTTTCCACTTGGTCAGAATGATGGAACTTTGTGGAATACAAGCGTAAGTGCATCTGGTGGAACATGGCATACAGGTAGTGGATTTGAAGCATCACAATCGTTCACAAAAAAATCACAAGATGTTCGTATGGAAGTTACAGACATTGTTGATAAGTGGTTAAAAGGAACTATTAGTAACAACGGATTTTTAGTAAAAAGAAGTGGTAGTATTGGTAATACAGTCACAAGTTCAGATGAGGGTAGCACAACTAGATTTGGTAATTTTTCATTCTTCTCATCTGACACCCACACAAAATATCCACCAACCTTGGAAGTTGTATGGGATGATGCGACTTGGAACACGGGTTCTTTAAGTGCTTTAACAAGTGCAGACCTTGAGGATTTAGTTGTTTATATGAGAGGTTTAAGGCCAGAATATAAGGAAAATTCACGAGCAAAATTTAGATTAGTTGGTAGACCAAGATTTCCAACTAACACATATGCAACGAGTGCAGCAAATCTCACGATTAAATATTTACCAAGTGGTAGCTCGAATGGAGATGGTGCTTTTTATTCTATTCGTGATGCTGAAACAGAAGATGTAATAGTTCCATTTGGAAGTGGTTCTAAAATTAGTTGTGACTCAACTGGTAATTATTTTAATTTAGATTTAACAGGATACCAACCTGAAAGATACTACACTTTAAATTATAAAATTGTAAGTGGTAGTGGAACCGCGGATGAAACCAGAACTTTTATTGACGAGGGATTTACATTTAAGGTTACGCTATAATGCCATACACACAAGAAGAGGCGCAAAAATTAACTTTTTATACTAACTTTCGTGATGACTTGCGAGAGGAGTATTTAGTAAAAGTTAAAGAGTCATCGGACTTATCAACACCATTTCGTGACGACAATAATGTTTTGTTATCTTATGAGAATATAGAAAATAATGAGGGTATAGAAACAGTAACTATTTCTGATGAAAGTATTTATAAATTATACACAACACAAGAAAATATTGAACAATCAAAAACATTCAGTAACAGATTACAAACTCAATATGATAAAACAAAACTATTAAATAATATCATAGAAAGAGATATTACCGAATTATCAGAAGATATCATAGCAGATGATTTACCATCCGATATCGCAAATGGTATGGTCGTAACGACTGAAGACCCAACAGATAAAACAAGGTTTTTGATACAAGGATTTCAAAAAAGAATTTTTAGAAATATAGGTGAATTTTATGCTCGTGGTTTTACTTTAGGAAAACTTAAAAGTTTATCACAAGAAGAACTAGATTCTATACCAGACGGAGACCCAATCGAATAATGGAAATCAGATTAAAAAGAGAAGACATTGATTTATTAGATACAGGTAAAAAAATAATACCTGGCACAGATGGTAATGCTGTATTCGGTTCATTAGATAGGGATTACATTGAGGTTTTAATTTATGACCTAAATGAAAATTTTTTAGATAGTGGTCGTGTCGATGCGAGTGATTTTGTATACAACGAACCACAAATCGAAACATTACCAAATGAAAATCAAAGAGCGATTGGTGGTGGGGTAAAGATAAATACAGGAAATGTTTTAAGAAAATTAGGTTACGATAGAGGAAAATTTATAGTCAAATATAATTTTTTAAGAACTTTAGCTGGTTCTAATGAAACTATTTTAGTCGATGAAGACTCAAACATAGTTCCATCATTGACTGACACAGGTGAGAATAATTTTCATCAAATGAGTGATGGAACCCTTATGTCAGGTCCTGTTCATACTGACGGCTCTATCGAATTGTCTATAAAAGAAAACAAATATTTTATACAAGAAATATCTCCAACAAGAAATGAAATTCGTTTAGCACCCCAAAATATCAACGATACATCTTATAGAGAGAATTTTTTTGCAACACAAACAGGTAAAAAAACTCAATCATTTCCAAACATTGGGGGTTTTATCGGCAGTGATTCACAAAAAACAGATTTGGGCCTATCGAATAGATATAAATTCATAGATGATGCTGTGAGTGTTCCTAATGAATTGAAAGGTGGTGTGTTTCAAATTGACAACTCTTATGTAGAATCAATAACTGATTTAACAATTAAGAGTGATAGTGGAGTAGACACCCAATCAGAAGTTGTCGGTGAAGAAATAATACCAAGATTTATTATTACTAACATTTCAACAGGTCAGTATCAAAGGGGGGATAGGAA